CATCATCCCGTCAAACGCATCATTCGAGGCATTAACTTGCGCTTTGGCTTTGGCTTCAATCGCGGCCTGCTCAGCCTCAAGCGCGGCAATCTGTCCCTTCGTATTCTCTTGCATCGCCCGCTGGCCCATGGCGGCATCGGCCTGGGCATCAGTGTAACCATGCCACTTTTCCGCCCCGGCCTGAAGATTGGCGATCAGTTCATCCGGGATCAACAGATCAGGCATTGAACTCAGCGAAACGGCGGCCTCGCTCAGCATGTCGCGCATGTCCCCAGCGAGGCGGGCAATCACGCCAGCAATGGCCACTTCGATGGCATACCAGACTTCTAGGGTGCTGGCTTTCAGGTTTTGCCAAAGGATTTTGGCCTGGACCACCAGGCTATCCAAGGCGGCTACCACCATCGCTCGCATTTTGTCCGCTTCGGCAATGATAGCGACGACGGCGATTTTCAGACTGTTAGGCAGCTCCATGAAAGCATCGATGGCGGCGGCGGCGAAATCGAGAATGGCATCCAATACCTCGCCCACCCAGCTATCCCCGAGATCATCAATGGCTCTGCCAACATCATCAATGGCGATTGCCCAATCCACCCAATCCTGCTGCATTTCGCCGGAGCCGATGTATTGATCAACCTCGCCCAGCCAGGAGGTTAGATCGCGCAAGAGTTCAATGACATATTCAGTGGCGCCCGCGTCACCTAGGGTCACCATCAATTGAAACCAAGTATCACTCAGATTGGATATGGCGCCTTCTAACGTCTCGGCTTGCCGTGCCGATGCGGCGGCGAATTGGACATCACCAATCTGACGCAAGTATTTTTCGATTTCGCTAGCAGAATTGGCAATCGTGGTCGTAATGCCCTGGAATGTCAGGCTAAGCTGATCCCCTTGTTTGCTTACTGTAATTCCGAATTCCTTGAGTCGCTCGAATTCTCCCGTACTGGCATCCGCGACAGCTTCGACCATGTTAATAAGCGAATTGCCCATAGCGGATGCGGTGTTGGCATAACTGCGCATCGCTTCCATCGAAGCATCAAGGCCCAGGGCTTTCAAACGGATGAATGCTTGGGTGCTTTGTTCCAAACTAAATGGCGTTTGCGCGGCAAATGCCTGAAGCTGACCCCAGGCCACATTCGCGGCGGTCATTGACCCCGTAACCGTGACCAAACTGGCCCGCAGTAAACCAGCCGCCCGGTTGGCTTCGATGAATGAGGATGCTAGGGAGATGCCGCCAAAGGCGGCGGCGATACGACTGGCAAAGCCAACAAAGGCCCCCTGTAGGGCGGCCATCTGCCGCTGGGATGCCACGGACTCCTGCCGCAGCCGTCCCATCTGCGTCTGCACTTGCCCCAGCCCACGCACGGCCTGACTGCCATCAGCGGAGATCCGAATACGAAGATCATTGATGCCGGCCATGCGCGGACTCCGGGTTAAGTGGGCGGGGCTGTTTAGTTAGAGACGGTTATTGCTTGATATAGTGCGTTAGTAAGGCTTCTGTTTTTTCTCTCCAGTCATCGTTGTTTAGAAAATACTGTAGGAGGGATTCGAGTGCGCTAAAGCCGATATCATCGGTAACCGCATTGGCATTGATGGTAATGCCAGCATCGGCAGACGCCTTGAGATCGCGGACGTAGATGTCAAAGATAGCTCTGGCGAATTCACCGACTTTTGAGGTTATTTCAAAACCAGCGACATCATCGAGCTGGTTGCCATCAATAATTATGGATGGGGATTCATTGCCGCGACACGCCGGATAGCCTTTAAGATCAATTTCTAGCTTGTTCATCATTTGCTCCTTTTGGCTATAGCGCCAAAGATGGCTTTGATCGCATCCCCGGCGCGTTCGGACCGCTGGATATCAATCGGAGTTATCTCCTGGCTGACCCAATAGGCCTGGCATGCCGGATCTTCGGCGGCATGCCAGGCCGAGGCGTAGGCATGGCTAAGTTGATGCAGGGCTTCCATTTCCCATGGCGTGATCATGGGTCGGGTGCATTCCCGCCAGGCCAGTAGTTCCGGCCAGGACAGGCCCCTGGCGCCCATGCCATCGGACGCAAGGGGGCCAGCCGTAAAGAGCCAGGCCAGCAGCCAATCGCCCCCGCTGATGGGCGGCATGGGGGCGGCGGCAATATCGATTTCCAGCTCTTCCGCTCGACTGCGACGGGGAGGAGGTTTCCCGCTCCCCTTGCTGTTGGCCGATGCCTGCTCCTGTGGCGCACAAAGCCAGGCATGATGCTTGGCCCATAGCATCAGCTCCGCGAGGATTCCCCCAGGAAGTTAGACGCCTCGTAGATATGCGCTTCGACTTGGGCCTTGATCCATGCGTATTCCCGATCGGAGTATTTCTCACGGACGGTCTCTGGGGAGAAAGGCAACAGCCCCTCATCATCCCATTGGATTTTCCAGCCCTTCGTGCAAGCGACCAGGAGATCGATGCCGCGCTCTTCGACCTGTTCCGCGGTGAGCTTGCGATTGGGCTTGCGCAGGACCTCGTTTTGCCAGCGCCTTGTCACGCTTCTGTATTCGTCAGAATGCTCGCCAACCAACGTAATAGTCATCGGCGTTTTGTCATCGTTATACAACAGGGCATCGGTGGCAGGATGGCGCAGATGCAGGGTGGACAGATGACCGAGGGTGATATTTTTGATGCTCATGTGATGCTCTTATATTGCAGGTGGAATAAACCCCCGTGCACGGGGGCGCGGGATGATCCGCTAAGGACCGCCAGCCTCGGAGTTAGCCTTGGCGCCTTCGAGGATATCGCCGGTGATCGGAATACCGACGCTGACTTTGACGACATCATCGCCCGTGCCAACGGTGATACGGGCAGACTTGACCAGGCCGAGGAAGACATACCGCTGATGCTTGGCCGGTATCAAATGGCCCTCGCCGGTTGTGCCCACTGCGGATAATTCGACTTTAAACGCGGCTTCATTGGCGTTACCCTGGCGGGCTATGAGGGCAAGCAGTCCGGTGTCGGTAGTGGTTTTGGCAATGCTTAGGCTCAGTTCGCCATTATCTGTGGTGCCACGGAATTTGCAGGCGATGCCCGTGCCGAGTGGAGTATAAGAGCCGATCTGCCCCTCCGGGCCAAATTCGCCGAGGGATTCGACCATGCCCACCTCGACCCAGGTTAAGGCGTCATAGGCGGCCAGGTCGGCGACTGCCTCGCCGACCAGGACAGGCGGGGTTTCGCACAAATAGAATTTCGTACCTTTGGCGGTGATGAGATCGGCCACGGTACCCAGTACGTCGCTCATAGGGATATCCTCAGATGGAGATGGTTAAATGGATCAGGCTTCAGTCAGGGCGCCGGTCAGCGCAATGGAGGCATTGACTTTCACAACCTCATCGCCCGTGCCGACATTGACGCGACAAGAACGGCACAACCCATTGAAGGTGTACTCGGTATCGTCTGACAGGACGATTTTATATGCCAGGGGCGTGTCCGATTTTTGGGCGGCGATCAATTCAATCAGCCCGGTATCGGTGGTCGTTTTGGCGATGGTCATGGTCAGTTCGCCGTTGTCGGTGGTGCCCATGAATTTTCCGGCGATGCCCGTGCCGACAGGGGTAAAGCTGCCGATATTGGCATCAGGACCGAATTCGCCGAAGGATTCGATCATACCGATTTCGGTATATTCGGGCGTGCTGCCCAGGACATCATCTCCAATGTAAATTTTCGTACCTTTGGCGGTGATGAGGTCTACACAAGTGGCCAGGGTCATGGCGATATCCTCTATGACGGGTGGGGTGGGTTAGGTGCTAGGCGGTTCGCACAGTTGAATCTCAAATACGTCGCGCCATTGCTGTGCCTGGGTTGACAGGGCCACCATTTCGCCCGCTACCCAGCGAATAAAATTAGACGGATGGCGGTCGCCGAAATACTGCGCCCACTCATCATCGAGACTAGACCAACTATCAAGCAAGCTGGCGTGGATTTCGGCCCGGGCTTCCTGGAGGTCTTCGTCGTTTTCCGCCGTGACGCGCACTTCATAGCGGCGGCGGTATTGGCCAGCCCCAGACAGGGGGACAAATCCGGGCGTATCACTCAATAGGTAGACGGACACGGCGGGCAATTGATCAGCCGTGCGCTCAATCGTTTCGAGATGTGCCGGATCTTCCACGCCCGCGAGGGTAGTGCATTGTTCGGTCAGTCGCGTCAAAATATCACTGGTGGAGATCATGCCGCGGCCTGCTCCAGGTGGATTTCGCTCACACCAAAACCATCATCGAGCGCATTGCTGACGCATCGATAGGCGATTCCGTCGATAGTGACGCTATCACCGCGGGATAGGCTACCGATTGCGCTGGTCAACCCCTGGACGCGATAGGCGCGGCGTTGGATGCTGGTATAGCCCTCGCTATCCATGGCTGGCTCGGTGAAGAATTGCACGCTCGCATGCTGGGTGATTTTATTGTCCACCCAGGATGCCGTAACAACGCCCGGCATATCGGCATCGAAACAGGCGGCGAAGGTGGCGGCGGAATCAAACATGATCAGGGCCGAGTAGGCGATGGCGTTGACGTGGTGGCTTTGGCCCGTGCCGCAGCGCACCGCTCTTCAAATTCCAATGGCTTAATGGCGACGCCCTGCTTACGCAAGGCCGCGACAATATCCGTTCCAGCACAGGCGTCGAATGCCAGGGGCCTGGCAGCGGGCTTCGTTTTGAGTTCAGTCAAAAGCTGTTGATTGTGGTTCACAATGGCCAGCAGTTCGGCGATCGTGACTTCCTCGGCTTCGTCTTCGATCATTTCCTGGCGATACGCCAGTCCGCCGGCCAGAATGGCGACCGCAGCAATCGCAATCGCCAGTATCAGCATCCACTCTCTCACGATAGCGACTCGTGTCATTGTCATCTACCTATAATCAAAGCGGCCAGAGCTTCCCAGCCACCGCGCACCCAAACCACGACCGCCAAGCCGAGAACGGACAGAAAGCCGATACCGATTTTAACCAGTTTAAGCGTGATGTGAAGCTCATGGAACCAGTCGCTATGGTCGCGAATCCTGCTCCACTGGCTCTTGTCGCTATCCTCCAGCTTCCCGATACGGTGCTCGTGGAGCAAGGTCTTAACATGGGCGTCGGTGTCGTCGTCTTTCACAGGATTAAGACTCGGGCGAAATGTGTGGGCGAATCTCGGCGGTGCCGTGCCGTAGCGATGGGACGGGGCGGACATAGGACAACTCCTGGCGCAGCAGGGCCACTTCCGCCTTTAACCTGGCGACATCCTCAAGCAGCTCCTCAATCGAGTGCTCGTGACGATGTACGGCTTGCGTGAGGGTCATCTTAGGGTGCCTTCATCCTCAGCAAAACAATTTCGGCCACGGCGCGGATCAGCGTCTCGCTCAGCGTAGCCACTTCCCGCTTGACACCCTCAACAACCAGGGCCATTTTCTCGCCGCCGGTAAGGGTTTCAACTTCTGTCAGGGACACTACCAAGGTCTGGATACGGGTGAACAGTCCGCCGCCGACATAGGCCCGAAGGGCGGAGATGATGGTGGCGAGGAGGAGGGCTTTCATTTGACTTTCTCCTGGCAATTGATGCCAAGCATAAATTCAGAGATCCCGAAAGACGCCCCGTGGGTCATTGTCGGGGTTGCTTTGGCGGTGGGGCCGCACTGGCAACCGCACAGTGCCGACGACAAGAGTAGGATCAACCCCGCCCTTTTCACGGATCGCGCCCCACATCGAGAGCGCCCCGGTAATCGCGGTGACGGCGGCGACCAGGATCTCGGATAACTGCCCACTATCCACCTCCAGGCCCGCTATCGCGGCGACGGATGCCAGTACGGTGGCAAGCCCGCCTAGCAGCGCCTTATGGGTCCACCACGGCTTCGCCGGCGTCGGGGTGACTGTAGGTATCGCCGTGTCCCTGTCGAGCCAGGCGCGGTGTACGCGGTCCGTAGCAGGGCCATAGATGCCGTCCTCGTCGAGCGTTTCGCCCAGGATCTGATAGGCGAAACCGGACTCGTTGAAGGCATGTTGCAGGGCGCGGGTTTCGGCGCGGGTCATACGTAGCCTCCAGGCAGCCAGACGTTGCCGGACTTCATACCCTCGACCAGGAAATCGCGGGCTTTCTGCGCCGCTTCGCGCTTCGTGATGCTGCCGTTCTTGTTGGCATCGAGGCCCTTGTTGACTTTATAGGCAGGATCGCCCTTGCGCCAAAGCACCAGGTCGAGCGGCTTGCCGACGGCGGTTGGCCAGAGGATCGACAGGTACATGTCTTCCAGTGACCGAATGCGCGGCGAATACGGGGCCAGGTACCGCTGGACATAATCGAGCTGTTCAACCGCGCTCATCTGTTTCAATGCTGCGGTTGAGGTGCCGAGGTATTGCGCTGTTTTCGCCATGAACTGAATCAGGCCGATTGCGCTGCTACCGGGGTTCTTGACTGAGGGGCCGAATGTGCGCCCCGTCTCAAATGCCATGCAGGCCATCAGCCACGAGGCATGGTCTTCGCTCCAGGATAGTTCACCGCACAGGCGATAGACCCGATCGCGGAATGGCTGGGAGACCCGGGCGCCCCAAGCCAAGGGCTTCGTGGGCATCACAGCCCGGACCCCCAAGCGAAGGCGACGGACGCGGCCCAAAGGCTGCTGGCCACGGCCAACCAGGTCATGGATGCGCCCATGATGAGGTGGCCCATCACTGTGTCACCGCCACAATGGCCGTCATGGCCATCAATAGCGCCAGACAGATGGCGGCCACATCTGCCGGTGATGGGAAGTCGCGGGAATTCTTCATTTCAGATATTCATCCCCGGGCCGCGGGGCCCGGCGCGGGCCGGCGGG